CGCGCATCACCTGGTGCATACGCACTGTCGTTTTGTGATGGAAACTGATTACCATAGCTACCTGATGTAACGGGCCCTGTGACAGAACCAGCACCTCCAGCGACGTTTGCAAGTTCCGTTAAAAGTTCTATAACTAATGTATTAAAATTACTCATTGATTTTTAAGTACCTTATATTATATTTAAGATTAATGCTTGAAGAATATATCAAAGAGTTAGAAGAAGATCTTAAAATTAATGAACTTAATCTTAAGGATTATCAGCTTCGTCTTCCCGCTATAAAGCACAAATGGACAGGAAGAATGATTCGAATGAAGTCACATATCAATCAGCTTAAAAAGCAAAAAGATAAAGTGAAAGCTGATATTATGACAGAAATTGATCATACAAGTAACGTTAAATTAACGCAGCCTGTTATCGCTGCTACCGCTGACAAACATAGCAGGATCCAAGACATTAACAAGCAAATTCAGGATGCTGAACTTCTTGTAGAGCTTCTTGAACGATCTGAAAAAACACTAAGTAGCTGCTCGTACGATATATCGAACATTATCAAGATAATGCAGCTCGAGACAACATGATAAAGTTTGATTATGATGAGAAGAAGCGACTTGGTATATTATCAGGCGATATGTTTGATGAAATACGGGAGCATTTCTCTGTAAAAAACGAAGCAGCACATTTTATGCGTAGACGTGGTAGGTTTATGCCTTCACGTACCTATGCGATAACACCAACCGGTAGATTCGAGCCGTGTCTTTTTGTCGAGATTAAAAAGTTTCTTACCAGTCAACAATACGTTGGTGAAATTGAATATAATAAAGATATCTTCAATCAGATAGTACCAGCAAGACACGGCTGGCATCAACAGTTAGATTTTAAAAACGAAATCTATCCGCTTAAATTAAGCCTTAGAGATTATCAGGAGAGTATTGTTAAAGAGTGTTTATTTGCTGGTAGAGGTACCATTATACTCGCAACCGCGGGCGGCAAGACATTAACATCTGCTTCATTAATTTCCAAGATTTATCAACTCTATATGTCGCCATATAATAAACAAGACTTTAAATGTCTTTTTATTGTACCAGATCGCGGCCTCGTGTCACAGACGTATCAGGATTTTATTGATTACGGTGTACCGTTTAAGATCACAAAATGGACAGGTGACGATGATCTGGATTTGTCATCTAACGTAATTGTATCAAATCTCGGTATCTTACAAAGTAAGAATAGTAATTTAGATTGGCTTGAGGATATCGATCTTCTCATTGTTGATGAGTGTTTACGCGCTAACACGCTTATAGCAACTAATAAAGGGTATAAAAAAATACAAGATATTAAGATAGGTGATATGGTTAAATCATATAACCATAAAACACAAAAGGAAGAGTTAAAACCCGTAATCAACACATGGAAGAATTTAATCAAAAGTAATTCTTATACACGTTTTTTAGAAATAGAGCTTGAAAACGGATCGATCATACAAGTTACACCGAATCATAAAATATATACAAAACGCGGCATGATTAGAGCTGATGAGCTTGAATTAACCGACAATATATTAAGCATTAATTCTTCGAAACTTATGCACCTGCGTTATAAATATTTATATGCAAAGAAAAATCTTCAAACACACCTGCTTAATATGTGGAAAAATCTCACCGTATCAAAGCCGACACCTAAAGTACAACCATCCTGAATTTAACTTACAGATGTATTACGATACATATATTAAACGAGATACAGAAGGTGCTTGCAGGTACTGTAATCAGCAAACCACATTTACTGGTTCGATAATACAAGGTTATGCTACGTTTTGCTCGAATAAATGTCAGTGTAGATACAATGCACAACAGCGTATCGGTACACATCATGATAACACGGCAAAGCAGAAAATATGTCAAAAACTTAAAGCTTTTTACAAGACCGCAGAGGGGAAGAGACAGAAGCGTATATTAAGCGATAGCCGACTTGGTAGCCTTAATCCGATACACAAGCAAACACCTGAATCAAGGACAGCAACTGCTAAAAAAATATCTGATAGTATGAAAAAACTTATAGTGACAGGTAAGTTTACACCATGCATAACTAATTCCTGGTGTAGATCGAGAGTTATTATTAATAATATTCCGTTTAGAAGTTCGTGGGAAGCTGTATTTTATATTTTAAATGATACGGTTCAATATGAGAAGATAAGAATACCGTATGTTAATGAGAGCGGTGTCGAAAGAATATATATTGTCGATTTTTTAGATGAACTAAATAAAAGACTTTTTGAAATAAAGCCTAAAAGTAATAGACACACACCGAATAATATGTTAAAAGAGCAAGCAGCTAAAAAATGGGCCTCACAAAACGGGTACTCATATACTATTATTACCGATGAATATTTTTATATAAATGCAAAAAAAATAGACTATAATCTTTATGACCCCAAGCTAAAAGCTTCAATGACACAATTTTTAAAATATGAAAATTAAACAGATACGCACAATATTACGGAATAATGAAGATGTGTATAATATTGAAGTAGCAGATAACAATAATTATTACGCAAACAATATACTTGTCAGTAACTGCCACCGTTTGCGTAAAGGCAACAAAGTAAACGATATTCTCAAGAAAATCAAAACACCTTATAGATTTGGGTTTACCGGTACAATGCCTGAAGAGAGCTTAGATCAATGGAATATTATTGGTAAGATTGGCCCGGTTATCTACGAGAAAAATAGCTACGATTTAAGACAGGATAACTATGTTAGTAACGCATCAATACAAATTATTAAGCTCTTACACAAGAACGGACCAGTAAAAGCTGATGGTGGAAATGCATATAGAGAAGAACTAGAGTATCTCACGACCTCGACTTTTCGAAACGAACTTATTGCAAAACTTGCTAAGGGCCTAAATCAAAACTCTCTTATAATGGTCGATTACATTCAACATGGAGAACTATTATTCGATATTATACAACGTATGATGCCTGAGAAGCAATGCTTTTTTATCCGAGGAGAAGTTGAAGTAGAAGAACGCGATCGTGTCAGACAGCTTATGGAGACTAACAGCAACGTCGTTGTTGTAGCTATATCAAAAATATTCTCGACCGGCATTAACATCAAAAACCTACATTATATAATTTTTGCATGTGGCGGTAAGGCTAAGATAAAAATTGTACAATCGATTGGTAGAGGTCTTAGGTTGCATAAAGATAAAACTAAGCTTATAATATTTGATATTACTGATGATCTCCGCTATAGCGCAGCGCATGCATTAAAACGACAAGCACTTTATGAAAAAGAACACATCCCATTTGCAATCAAAGAAATCGAAGAAAAATAAGAAGAAAGCTAAGGCTGATCCTATTATCTTAGATCTCAATCTCTCGCCCGAGGAGGAAGATATTACGGAGGTTCTCCCAGAGGAGATTATTCAGACGCTACCCATTACCGATGAAGTAGAAGCACCTAAAAAGATTAAACCAAAAGATAAGGTTCATTATGTCAATAGCCGGGAATTCGAAGACGAAATAAGAAATTATTATAAAACAGATACAATGACCGATAAGCTTTGCGATAGTATTAATAAAATAGCTAACGGCCTTTCATATGCACCTAATTTTTTAAATTATTCATATAAGGAGGATATGGTCGGCGACGCTGTTGTCAAGATGTTCTCAGCATTAAAGAATAAGAAGTTTAAGATCGACTGTGGATTTAGCCCATTTTCATATTTTACTACTATTGCATTTCACGCTTTTATTAATAGAATTAAAAAAGAAAAGAAACATCATGAGGCCATTAATGAGTATAGAGAAAAAGTCTATACTGAATTAATGCTTAACCCTGAAGAAAACAATGGTGCTCATATCTATATTGAGCCCACAGGTGATGACGCAGACGAATAATTGTGGATTTATTTTTAAACAAAACAAAGGTAGCTATATTTTCCGACCTACATTTAGGGGTACATCTTGATTCTACTACGTGGCATCAAGTCGCTTTAGAATGGTGTGATTGGTTTATATCGGAGCTTAAGAAACAAGATATTAAAGATGTCTTGTTTCTTGGCGATTTCTATCATCATAGAAGCGATATATCCGTCTCTACATTACACGTTGCAAGTCTAGTTTTAGATAAACTAAGTGAGTTTAATGTTGTTATGATCGTTGGTAATCACGATGCGTATTACAAAGATCGCTCCGACGTTAATTCGCTATCTATTCTTAGTGGTAGAAAAAACTTAACAGTTAT